TTCCATCAATTGCTTTTTAATCTCTGCTTCCATTTGCATTTTCTGTATGTCAAACTGAGATTTCGATTGCTCTACTTGTATTTTAGTTTGCGATAATGCTTGTTGCTTTTGTACTTCTGCCATAGCTGCTGCTTCTGACACTTTAGCATTTGCTTGAGCTTGAGCCTGTATATTTGCTTGCTGAGCTGCTCGATCTGTCTCTTCCTTTTTCTTTCTTTTGTATTTAATAGACTCGTTAGCTAACTTAATGTTTTTAATCTGACGGATATCAATAGCATCTTCTAAATTGATCCCTCCTGATTGCAAAGCTACTTGTATATTTTGTTCTAATAGCTGCTGAGCTTCCTCGTCTGGCTCTAATTCTAAGTAAATTCCAAAGTCATGCAAATTTAGTGTACTTATTTCAGCCAGTATTTCAGCATTGTATATTGATACACTATTGTTCATAGAATTCCTAGTCAAAGGAAAGTCTAATAAGTCTGCTATTTTCAATGAAATGTTTTCACACGTTTTAAGCGTTAAATATAAACCAGCTTGTAATATATGCCTAGTGGCTACATTAGAAGCGTTAGCTGCCATTTTTTGAAGGCCTACTAATGAGTTTTTATCAGGCTGACTACCGTCTCTTGCTTCATTCAATCCTGTTACATCTCTAATCATTTGCAAATAATACTGATAAGTATTTATAAGAGATGATATTTTTCCTTGACCAGATGATGATGCTAATTCTTGTACAGGTATTTTACCCCTGTTCATTTCACCGTCTTGCGTTAAAGATCTACCAACAACACTACCTGTTTGAAAGTACATATTCAAAGCTTCAGCCGGATTGTAAGTTGTTCCATTACCTAGATCAACTTCTGCTAAACCGTCCATATCTAAAAATACACCATCCGGTACTATTCTAGACATAACCTGCTGTAACTTTAAGTGAGTCAATTGAATCATATCAGCAAACCCTGTTATACGACTAACTAAAGATTCTATCTTACCCTTGTACACTCTAGGAGCGCAAATAGAATAATTCATAGCTACTTTAGTGGTATCAGCAAAAGGTCTTGTCATATTTTCTGACATTTCCCACTTCAACATTGTATTGTGTCCTAAAAGTTTTACTCCTGTATATAAAACCTCTATAGTTCTAGACACCTTCTTAAACGTATCGTTTTCAGGTGGATTAAACTCGTCTGTTTTTTCAATTGCTTTTTCAAGACCTTGATCAGTTACTTTAATTTTAAAGACCTGATGCATATAAGTCTTGTATTCAAAATATACTAAAGAAACCTTGTCGTCGTCACCGCTACTATATCCACTTGTATAGTTACGTGAACTTGACATTTTTTCTATATCTTTTAACTCTTCATTAGATAACAGAGGAAATTCTTTTGCCACCTCGGCTACTGTTACTTCTTTTACCTCGCCTACATAGTATAAATCCTCATAATTAGGATCTTCAGTATAAGAGTAAACTATATTCGCAGGATCTACATATTCAATCGTTATCCCTTCAGCTTTATTAAAATTAGTTTTAGTAGCAGCAATACCTATCACAGTTAAATCGTAATCTAATCTACGCTTAGTTAAGGTATACTTATTATTGTCTAAAACATTGTTTATTATTTCTTCTTGAGCTATTTCAATATTCTGCTTATAGTCAAGTTGCATGTGAAGTGAAAGCTGGTTCTCGTTTTCAGGAAGCATAGAAGGATCCTCAACGTTATAAGTATCTATACCGAGTTGAGACATCATCTGTTCGTTGAACTCTCTGGTTTGCATATCTGCTACAATAGCTGAAACGTACTCTGTTCTTTTTTTGCTAGATTCAGGATCTTGAGCGTAAGCTTTTATGTCATAAGATTTTTGAGACATACCGTTTACAACAATATCTACAAACTTAGGAATAATAGGTACTGGCTTCCAATCTAAATTAAGATAAGATAAATCACCATTTATAGATAACTCATCCTTGTATTTTTGAATTGATTGCTCCCCTCTAGCGTATAGTCTAAGCTGGTGAAAAGCACCGTAATTAGATGAAAACCGATTTGCCGACGTTCTGGAACCTCCAAACCATTCGTGTTCTATAGCTCTAGCAACTGCTAATCCATATTTTGCACTCGCTTTTTCTTCATCGCTAACAGCTTGACTAGGGAAAGAGCTATTGTAATTAGTTTCTATCATCTATTTTATTATTTGCGAAGTAAATCCTTTATTATCATATTTCTTAAAAGGTAAACTTATAGCTTTGCTTTCTCTAACAGCTACAGGTGTATACCTATTTTTATTGCATGCCATAATTGCCAACCCCGAACTAATAGAGGCATCGTGTTTTGTTCTATTGTTTATATTAAACTTAGCCCAATCTTCTAATGTTCTTTGCATATACATATTGCCATATGTTTCTCCGTTGTAACCAACGTATGTTTCTATATAAGATTCGATTGCCGCAGCGTGTGCTTGTTTTATATCTTCACTAGAGTTAGGTATTCCACCTATTTCTCTTTCAGTTACTGATAACTTGTTCCAAACTTTATCTGGTCTGTTCATACTGAATCCTCTATACCCTCTTCTTTTAAAATGATATAGTAATCTAGGCTTGTTGTTCTCACATAATAAAGGCATACCATAAAATATACATGCCATTAATACGTCTTCAAAAAACATCTCAGCAGTTTGAGGGCGTGCTATATACTCTAAGAAAAAACAATTAGGAGGAGCATCTTCCATACTAAACTTAGTTAAACCGTGCAAAGCACCGTTAGATCCTCTTTTATCAACAGTACCTGATATATCATAACTGTCACATCCAAATGCACCCATATGATCATTCCCTGGGTACTTAATACCATTTTTTACTATAATCTTATTTTGCAAATCAAACTGAGGAACCCAAGACACTTTAAATCTACCATCTTTATTAGGATGAAATACAACTTTAGTATCTTTCATTCCGTTAGCCCAAGCAAAACTACCTGTTGTTACTACGGAAGTATTTTTTAAATCCTCATTATAATCTACTTGCTCGTATATTTTAGTAAGATTGAAAATAGACTCTTTAGCTTCGTCTCTAAATGCGTGCTTTTCTGTTCTTGGAAATTGACGATAGTATTCGTTTAAACCATCTTGATCTTCTTTTAATCCATCAACTTCATTGTTCCAATGTTCTATAACACCTAAATCAATTAATTCCCCATCAACCCCTACTATAGGTTTTTTTGGCGTGTCAAATACAGGTAATCCAAAAGCATCAATGTATCCTTCGTAGTTCCATTCCATAGGTATGAACAAAGAATAGAGTCCTGAACTAGTCTGTCCGTTGCGGTTTCTTTTATTAACATTTGAATTATAGTATAGTTGTTTAAAATTGTTACCTCCTTTTTCTAAAGCATTTGATGTTGAACCCATCATACACTTACCTACTATCTTACTACCTAATCTTAAACACGTCTTTGTAACCCTCCAGTTGTTTAATATATTGTCAGGTCTTTCCCACTTTCCACTTTCATCATGTACTAGTAGTTTTAATTTTTCTCCATCATAGGAGTTATCTCCTGTGTTTTTCCAGTCAATAGTTGTATCTAGTCCTTCTAATTCTTCTTCAGTTTCACCTTCGTTAAGCTTTCGTCTGGTAAGCCTGGATGCGGGGATTCTATAGGCAAGCTCCGTTTTCGGCCTGTCCATACCGTCTTGGATTGGTTTAAAGAAAAACGGGTAGTTACTTGATATGGGTACAACTTTATCTGTGAACATTTTCTTTGCATCGGCTCCAGATTTGGACAATATTCCAAACCGTGAATCCGTTGATATGGTAGCCATGTTAACTGTCTCCCCAGACGCCATGAATGAAAATCCCGAACGTCTGTTCTTGAGATATGACATACCATAACATCTTTTGTCTGCTTTGCAAGCTTCCCAGAATATAAAGAATAGTCTGTTCGATTCCCTAAAGTCTGCTGCCCCAACATCAATTTTGGACCACTGCAAGTACATGTAATGAGTACCAGTGATATAAGCAGGCTTACCATTGTTAAAAAACCAAAAACCTTGTTCTCTCTTTTCAAATTCTTTGTCTATATATTCGTACCACTTTTCTTTAAAATCATTTGGGTATTTTTCCCAATCAAAAACACTTTTTATTTTTGCCAGCTCTTTAGGATATTCTAGCTTGCTCCAATATTGTTCTTCTTTCTTAGCTGAACGCTTTTGTATATCTTTTGGTTCTTCAGGTAGAGCGATGTTAAGATCCTGGATAGTATATATTTCTCCAATTTTTCCAGTTTTGCTAATAACCACAACGTCATGCTCAGCATTATAACCATACTTCCATTTTTTATACCTATTCATCCGCTTTATAATTTGCGGTTTTATATGATCAGTATTTACTTTATATAAAGATTGCTTGTACATTATTTAGATCTTCCTTCAGCGAAGCCTTTGAAAGCTTGTTTCTTTTCCTCTTTAGGTTTCTCTTCTAACCTCTCCTCTTCCTCTTCTAATCTAGCTAGTATTTCAAAAGCATCGAATATAGCTAACTTTTTAGTAGCTGCTGCATTTTTAAGTTTGTCTGCTGACAAATCCTCTTCTGAATCAACGATAGCTTCTTTAGCTACTTTTATTAATTCTTCAACGGCTATGTGCCCAGCTTGGATTATATTC